AATAAGATCAATTAATGCGAGGTATTCAGAACTTTCAATGTAATCGTTAAAATCTTCAGGGTAATTAGTCCTTAGATAACTAATCATTGTGCGTCTTAAATTATCAAAGTCATAACTTTGAAAGTCAGCATTTCTATAACTTTGATAGATACGCTTCCAATCTTCTGCTACTAGCAGTCTATTTTGTCGGTCAGTAGATGACATATTTCATTCCTCGTTTGTTACATGTATTTATTAAGAATAGATAAGTGCGTATTTTATTTCTATTTCAATAGTAGTGCAAAGTTAGAACGTTGTAATTAGTTATTTTTAGGCTGTAAGACCTGCATTTTCATCGAAGTCTAGTCTTAATTTTTCTGATATATTATACGGCACATATGTTAAGTCTAGTTCAATTTGTATACCACTTTCATAAGTACTAACAACAATTTCATTTGCTTGTATACGGGGATCGTAATTTACAATCGAAGTAACGTTGTCTGCAATAGATTGTTTTAATTCATCTGTAAATGGTTCAAATATGGCATCCCAAATAATTGTTCCAAACTCAGGGTTCATTAATTTTTCGCCCTGTCTAATATGGAAATGATTAAGTAAGTCTTGCTTGATTAATGCTAAGTCGTATAACGTAGATGAGTTGTTATCAGGGTTAACTGAAGACAATCCTCTATATGCCTTGCTTGTAACAACAGGCTTTTGTTTTGTACTGGATGGCTTAACTGCAATCCTATCATATAGATTTTTTTCTAAAGTACTCATGTTAATATTTATGCTCCTACGTTTACAAAGGATGCGCCACTAGTTATTGTCCCAGCATCACATCCATCACCAACTCTACCTACAAACTGTCCTGCTATCTTGACCACAGAACTTGATCCATTTACATATTCTACGTGAGTAGGACATGCTGGCGGAGCGTGGGTATGTGGCACTGTTGGGTCGCCTAATCTAGCAACTAACTGCCCTTGGACTTTTACAAATGCTTGACCAGGTGTATCTAGTGTAGTTGTAGATGTACAACCGTGTCCTGTGGCTACTGTATCTGTTTTTCTTGCTATTAATGGCATTATACTGTTGAATCCGATCCTGGTGTTGCTGGAGCAGTACCGTCAAGTGGTACATTGTACTCGTCAGGTATGCTCCAATTTCTTTTTATGCTTTTTACGTACTGACTTTTACTGTTAAATTGATAATTAGAAACTTTAGCATTATTTCCTTGGTTTCCACCTAATACTTTAATAACACCGTTTGAAGTAATTTCTTGTACAAAACCAATATGTCCTCCGCTACGTGTTTTTGATTTAAAAACAATAACGTCCCATTTACGGATAGCCGAAGTATCTTTCCAGTCAACTTCACTGCCCCAACTATACCAACCCTGACTACTCATGGTTTGTAATGCAGGAATTCCAGCAGTAAATAGTGCCCAACTTACAAATGCCGCACACCAAGCATGAGACATTGCACCGCCATCTTTTGTATATGCGTTTCCGCATACTTTGTAAGTTTCTAATATTCTTGGATTACCAGGATTTCCACGTTCTCTCCAATCTTGAGTAAGAACATTGGTTAACACTGCATCTAACTTTTCCCAACCCGGGCCTTCAGGTAATGGTCCTGGAGTAATATTTGGATCCATTGCAGGTAGGTTTGAACTATTTACATATCCTCCATTGCCTGATTGTTGTCCTGGTCCTGATCTAGGATAGTCACCTTCTAAATCAAATTGTCCATTTGGAAATCTGCCTGCTTCAAGTGCTTCATTCCAATCTGAATTATCAGCAACTTCTGCAGGATTAACAATTGGTGTTCCTGGAATAACTACTTGCCCCATTATACTACTCCATTTCTTGGATCATTTTGATCAACGCCTGCTACGACATTTCTTTTGTTTGGATCTCTAATCCAGTCTGGATCATATTTTCCGTTTGGTAGTAATTTTGCTTGTAAGTAACCTGTATCTTTAGGACGTCCTAATTCGTATCCTCTTTCAGTTCCTGCAATAGCAAATCTAAAGTTACCAAGTGTTCCTCTACCAAAATCTTTGTAACGCTCTTTTAAATATGCCGCTGTAACTGCAACTGACTTAGCAACATCTGTAATTAAAATAGTAGGATCATCTACAATGTCAACACCAAATGGGTTATAGTCTGTGACTGGCGCACTTGTCAATCCTGCAAGTTTTCCGTAACGCTGATAATTTGCTTTACCTGTTAACTGAATTAATCCACGACCAATAAACTTACCGCCATCACCTGCTGTTGTATTACCCATACCTGGTCCAATTTTACTTGTGTAACCATATACTAATTCAAAGAATGTTGCTTTATCTTTTTTGATTTCTGTAAGTTCTGCATCACTAACTGTTCTAGCATTACTAAAAATTGAACGTATGCGCTCATTACTAGTTCCACCATAAGAGTTTTCAACTGATAGTTTAAGTCCTGATTCAGTTTCTGCTGTTGCAATAGCCGCATATACTTGCTCTTCTGTAAATCCTTCAGCAAATAATGCACTTGCAAATAATCTTGAAAGTTGTTGTTTTTCAATTTTTACTGGTTCAGGATCTGCTGGAATATTTGCTCCTGCAATAGGATCAAATCGTTGATTACCTTCCGGTGCACCTGAATTGTTATATGCATTAGGTTGATTTCCTGAACCCGCAACTGTGCCGCCTGGAGTTCTATTAAACGTGTCCGGAGTACTCGGTGGATATGTTTCTGGTGGATCAACTCCTGCTCTAGTTAAGTCTGGTGTATACTTTAATGGATCATAATGTTCATGTTCAAACCAAGGTTCGTGTTGTGGAACTCTAGAACTTTTAAGTGCAATTTCTGGCGGTGTTGGATCAACAAGAAGTGGTGCTGGAGGTATAACTGCTTCTGTTGGTGCTGTTGGTGCATTTGGCGCACTTCCTTGTATGTCAATGCTATTGCCTTCACTATAAATCTTTAATGCGCCGCCAGCAGTTAGGCCTCCTTCGGCGTCTGTTCTTATACGTAAGTTACCAACTGCTTTTAAATCTAATACATTTCCAGATTGCATTGTAGTTTTTAATGTACTTGTTTGATGTATTTCTGCACCAGCACTTATATAACTGCTACCTAATGCTTTCATATGATAGTCACCGTCAGTAGTAATTTTTACTTCATTATGTCCTTCAATGCCAAGACCTCCTGTACTACCTAATGATAGTTGTGCGCCTGCAGATATGTTTTGCTGTTCTACAGCAATTAACATACCATTGCCGTTTGCATACATAACTAAATCTTCGCCTGAATTAACATTAACATCTTTACCAGCATTTAAACTAAATTGTGTACCAGCAATAACACTAGTACTATCATGTGAACTTGTTCTAATTTTGTTAGCAACCATATTCACATCTTGTCCGGCAGTTAAGTTAATATCTCGGTCCGCTGTAAAATTTAAGTCTTGCTGAGAATGTACACTAATACTGTCTGCACCGTAAATGTCAACTTTACCATTGCTAGTCATTTCGATCCAGGCTGTTCCTCTAGCATTAGCAATATAGATTAAATCCTCTGTGTTATGCATAAGGATTTGATGGCCTGTTCTAGTACGCCATCTGCATAATTCGTTATGTGGTCTAGTAACATCACCGCCTGGTTCTTGTGCTTCAATATTTGCATATTCCATTGCAGTATCTTTAGGATGGCCTTTTCTTAAAAATTTATCATCGCCGTCATCCATTACAAAACTAGAGCCGCCTAATCTACTTTTAGGCCAAGGTATCTTGTTGCCTTTAAACCCAAGATCTTGTTTAGGCGCACCCGGACGCTTATCTAATGGCCCTGGCGTACTCCAGCCAAATACTGCACTAGGTAATTCACGCCTTGCACTTGAACTAGTAAGTCCTCGTGTTTCGTCATTATCTAATCCTGCCATAACATAATTTTTAAGTAAATCTACATGTGCCGATTTTCTGTGTGTTGTTGGTTCTTTGTTTGGTTCAGTTGTAGTAAGTTTATTATATTCTGCGGCAGGCGCTTTTTTATCAAAATCTTTAAGTAACGAAGTTGCCGCTAATCCCGGGACCATAAAGTTCATAAATTCATCTTGGATACACCCAATCCAAAAACATTTACTTGTGTTGCCTTCTGCAAATATTACTAATACTCTAGATCCTACATCTGGCGGTACTGCCCAAAATCCATAACTTTGTTGAGTATGTCTATAACCTTCGTTTTTAGATGTAGCATTGACAGGTGTTACTCCATAAAATGGACTAAGATAACTTGCTTCAAAAACTTGTCCTGAACGCTCTGGTTGATTACCTGATGCTGTTGCTTTTAGCAATTCAACTTGTAATGTACCCATATACTTTGTATCTAAGTTGTTTACAATAATTGCTTCAAAAGGTCCAATTGACGAGGCCTTTGTTGGCACTCGACGTCTAAAATCCGGTTCTGGCATATTATCTAGGTCCTCTATTTGTAAATTGTGTATTTAATTTTGCTAATTTTTCAGCATTGGCTGTTGCTGCCGCTTCAATGTTTGTTGGAATTGCTGATGTTACAGACTTTGCACTAGATGCTAATACTTGTGCTGATGGTATATTGCCAGCAAGTTGTTTTAAATCTACATTACCAACCGTGTTGTTTATCTTAGATCCAATACTTCCTAAAACATCTCCTCCACTTAAATTTACCTGTGAAAGGGTCTGGTTAGCAAAGGAACTGGCTTGACTTTGAAGACTTGCTAGTTGTCCGCCAAGTGCGCCTTGTATATCTCCAAACGAAGATCCAATTTTGCCTAAAGCCGCTTGTCCTAATTTATCTTGAATTGAACTTAGACTTGATCCAATGTTTCCAAAAATATCAAGTGCAGGTAATCCTAAAGAACCTGCTTGCTTTTGAACTATCGATCCTAAGTCATGATATCCGCCTAGTAGTGATTGTATTTCTTTTTGGTATGCTTGTAAATTTTCAGTTGTACCGAACGATGCTACTGCGTCTGAAACTTTCATTGCATAGTCAGTTGCTTTTTGATTTAATGATTCGCTTGGATTTTCTGTTTCGATTATTGCGCCAAGATTTTGTGTCTGTGTTTGATCTTCTTGATCTCTTACTCTAACCATTGTTAGTTTAGTTGTAAATTCGTTGTTTACAATTACAGTATCAACTATTGCAACTTTATAAAGGCCGCTAAAGGTATCAACTGTAATTAGTTCTTCAGGAAATATATAATCTCCTCTATCTGGATCTATATCTAACGGAGTTCTAAATAATACATTTACATGAAGTTCACCATTGGCATAGTTTGCATGTCCATCTTCTGTCATGTTAATATACGAAGTATCACCAGCATGATAATTTCCATTACCATTATCGCTTATGTAAAACGGATCTCCTAAGATTGTCATTTCTACTTGTATCATGTCGACAAGAGAGTTTAAAAATCTATCATTAAACATTCTAGCAATACCAATTTGAGAATTATCATTTCCCGAGCCTCCAGAGTTACCTGTATTGGTATTGACTGCTTCTACTGTTTTTGCTACACCGTCACCACCTGACACGTTGCCAGTGGTTCCACCAGTTGTATATGAAGGCTCTGGATCTGGAGCAACTTGTGTTCCTGCCGCGCCTGTGGATTGTGCACCGGAGGATGAGCCTCTATCAGCAAGAACAGGATAAATGAAACTATTATTATATTGTATTTGAAAATCTAATATATCTTTGTTACGACCAGTGTATATATAATTGTATTCTTTAGCCGCTTGTGCTTTTAATTCTGGAATGCCTGGAGATGCTGCCGCTGGTGCTTTAAATAATGATGCATGTACCATATACGGTACAATTCTATAAACATAAATTGTAGGAGGATTACCAGTTTTTGCAATATTTGCAGAAGATGGAATTGGATAAACGTCAGTCTCAATTGTAAACCATTCAATCATCCCAAACGGATCTTTTAAATCTCTTAGTTGTTGTGCAAGTTCTCTACCGTACATACTTGATATTAAAATTTCTTCTACAATTTCTTGTATACGCATTCCTGCGGCAAATTTAAAAGTTCTAACTTCGCCATCTAATTGCATATTTGCATTTGCTCTAGAAAATATAGGAAACTCAGCATCAAATGCTTTATTTTGTGCGACTTTATCGTTAAACTGTTGTGCTTCTGCTTGGCGTTCTAAAAATGCATCTTCAGCATGTGGTGGTCCTGCAAATTTAGGTTCCGGCATAGGTTGTGTGCCGCCTTCATGCGGACTACCAATCATTGATGAGGAGCCTATTTGATTATTGCTAAAGTCACTAGCCGCATATTTTTTAAGCATTAATTCTAAATTGTTAGCACTTTTTACATTTCCAGAAACTTCTGTCATATACTCACTAAAATCTGATGGAACTGCGGTTTCACTTCCATTAATACTTTGCCACCATGTTTCTAAATTACTTCCATCATAAGTTTTTACGCCTCCGACTGGAATAGTTGGTATCTCGTCAGGACCGTATCCTGGGTTTACAGATGCACGATTCATGCCTGCTGACGAATCTGAAGTTGGTGTACTAGTTGACTTTGGATCTGTAGGAAATACAATTATATATTGATCAGCAACATCAACGTGTTTCGCTTCTTCTAAATCTTGCAGACGTTTATTAATTAGACCAGTAAGACTAAATGCACCAGTTTGTAAGACTTCTCGTACTGTTCTTCCACGTAAAGAAAGATCTGTTTTAATTTGCTGTACACTATCTTTTAATGCTACCTCGTTCCACGCAATGCCTTCGACTTGATATTCTGATCCGCCTTCATTTACTACAAAACTAGAAGTAGTAAGTTTGATAGGTAACAATCGTCGAGAATAAGGTACTTCAACTTGAGTGCCGTCTACTGACCAGCCTTTAAATTCTAGCATAATAACAAAACATGCAGTAGTATAATCTATAAACCCTGCTTTTGCCGCGGCTAATTTAAGTGCTTGATAGAATAATCCCATACTATAAGGTTCTTGAACTTTAAAACTAATATTAGTTACGTTACTATTTCCGCCATAACTAATTGACGGTTGTGGGATTGCTTTTAAATTTAAATCATCAATAAAAAATTCAACATTAGCACCAAGTGCTTTTTCAACTTGTGTTTTGTTTTTCTTAACGCCGGCGCCGCCGCCAGTTTTACATACAATATTTTTAAGCCCGTCTTTACGATAGGTATTATCCGGATCATTAATTTCTTTATGACTAAGAGCCGCAAGTGTTATAATACAATTCATACTTGCAAATTCTTCTAGTTCATTTGGCCATGGTGGTTGCGACTCTCCAGGAACCATTTCACCTGGCTTAATGCTATATCCAATTGGTCCAGGTTTTGCTGATAAATTACTTTTAAATGTTTTTGGGTGCATTGATGCAAATACATTGCCGCCAACTGACGATGATAAACCAGTAAGTCCTAGTCCTCCGGCTACGTCACCAATTTTACTATTAAGATTTGCTAGTCCTTCTGCTTTAATTGAATTTAAAGAACGATTAACATTATTAGTAAGTTCTTCAGCCAGACCAGGTAGTGTTGTATTAATAAGATTAACCTTACTTGATACTTTACTGAATAAAGATTTAAAACTCATATTATATTCCTAATAGATTTCTAAGTGACGGTCCTTTTGGTACGAAAATTTGCACGCCGGCTTGCATATCAAATACTGGATCTTTAATAGTATCCATATTTCTCTGTGCAAACACCCACCATAATTTACTACTTCCATAAAGATCATATGCTAACAGATCTGGTCTATTTGTATACTGAGGCTCAATTTCATATAGATAATCATCTGACTCTGCAGGTACTGCACGAATTTTAAAATGTCCTAGATAGTTATTGTTAATTATCGGAGTGTTTTTCCAAGGACTAGAACTACTGTATGATGCCATTATAAAAATCCTCTCGAACTAATTAAACTACCGCTAACAAAATCATTTAAACTAAATTGTTCAACATGTGTTCTGCTGTAAATTGGTTGTAGTGTTACAGCCATTAAACTTTGTGCTGGAACCCATGTACCCGGAGCATTTTCATTACCAGTGGATGCCGCTTCGGCGCCTTGTATATTTGTTTTCATATAGTCGACATCCTGAGGCATGTCAACGTTAAAACTTGTAATTACACATGGCACACTTTTAAATACATATTCACCATAACCATTAAATTTAACAATTGGTGGAGGATTTCCTGTGTCGCTTCCATTATCACCATAAAACATTTTTGTAAGAGTACGCAAAAACGTAACAGCCGCTACCCAGTATTTTGCATCTTCGTTAGTTTCAATAAAGAAATCACCTGACACTGTAATAGCGTCAACATTGCTGTTCTGGTAGTTGTAAAAAGGATAATTAGTATGTACAGGTTGCATTGAACTATATGATGCACTATGTGAAAATATTACTGAAGGAGTAAACGGAAAAATCATTCTTTCACCGCTTTCGAGTAAAGGCTGTAATAGTGGTGAATTTAATTGTTTAATAATCGGTGGTATAGAAATACTA